TCCTTAGACATAGTACGTGGGCCCATACCTGTTGAGCCGCCTTTAGCCATCTTTTTCATAGCCATACCGCCTTTCTTAAGAGCAAGTTTAGTGCCTTTACCACCTTTATGTTCTTGAGCATCGTGCTCTCTGAACGCCTTTTTAATCATGGCAACATCTTGCTTCTTATCCATTGCCATTTCTTTTTTTGTTTCTGATTTAGATTCTTTATCCACTTTTCCACCTTTTTTCATGCCGCTGTCTACATTTTTGGGGTTAAAAGGTTCGTCAGTTCTAACACCACGTTGTCTTTGCATTGCCATAATTTTTCCGCCCTTTTTCTTTCCAACATATTTGTTTAAATTAATGTTCGGTGCATTTTTTTCTTCGCCAAAAATACTACCGTATCTTGTCTCTTGACGATTAATCATACCTTTACCGCCTCGAGTAACACCAACGCCACCGCCTGTACCAAACTTACGCCCTTTGTCGGCCTTTAAAAAATCTTCACCAACAGATTGCTTTATACCAACTTTTTTAGCAAACGCAGGATTTTTAGCTATTGCTGCCATAAAGTTGTGTTGTTTTTTAGACGTGCTTGGCATTACTTACTCCAAAAACCTTGAAACAAATTGGCCATAATGGCGCCTATTAAAGCTGCAGCGCCGCCAACACCAAGTAACAATCTCCAACCGCCATGAGCTTCAGCCAAAGTTTTTTGAATGGCTTGAATAGCAGTTTTAATTTCAGACATCTCTTTTACCATCTTGTCCATGTCAGCCTGCAAGTGCTCAATATCGTTAGCGTGTGTGGCTAATTCTCTAGCCGTTAAAATTGGGTCAATATCGTTCATTTTGTACTACACTTCCAACGTTTTAAACTAGCTGCCTTACGAGTAGGGCGGCCTTTTTCATCTTTCATAGGACCAGGCATACCAGACATACGAGCACAAAAAGATTTCTTGCGTGGCCCACCTTCGGGCTGCGGAGCTTTTAAATGCGAGCCAGTAGCCGCATTATATTTAGCACGACCTTTGGCGGTAAGCCCAGCGCCCTTAGATGCAGGCAACTTTTCACCACGCCCAATCGCAAGCGAGACACCTTTTTTCTTAGCCATAAAAACAAGTGCAATAAGTAATGTAGTTTAACTGGGCGTAAATACCGTTTTGGCAAAGAAGGCCCTCACCAGGCAAAATTGCTGCTTGAGTAGCCGTACCACCAGCAACAGTATCAAACTGAGCTAACCACTTGTTTGCATTTTGGTATCTTTGGTCACCAGTAGGGTATGCAACTACATATTGACATCCAGTACCACCAGAAACAGTGCCACTATTTGGATCCGTAATAGTAAAAGAATTTGGGTCAATAACAGTAATTGCATAGTTACCATCAGTAGCAGAAGCCCCGCTAGCAACGTTAAACCCAATACCAATCATAGTTCCAGTTGTTAATCCATGAGATGATTTAGTAACTGTAATAGTTGTACCTGAACGTTGGTATACAGCGGCGATGGGTACTTGATTAGTATCAAAAATTACTAAACTACCAGCCTGTGAACCATTAGGGGCATAGCTGATTTGTTTTAAACGGCTACGATTTCCAACTGATAAATAACCAGACTGAGTTATATGCGCTGACTTTATATCATATTGCATTGTCATAATTAATCTCCTAAAGATTTAAGTGGGTTAGGGAAAACCCTAACCCGTAAGATTAATTAAACTGCTTCTTCGCCGTAGATAGCGTCATTTACAAAGTACTCAATCCAACCAGATACAGTACCAGAAGCAGAAGTGTTAGCAGCAGAAGTAATGACAACTAAGTTAGTTGCGTTAGCTACAGCGCCCATGTTTGCTCCAGCAGTAGCTGAACTAGTAGAAATAGCTGTACGAGTTGTTGCTAGTGCATTAGATAAAATACCTGTTGGTACGTTTGTACCAAGAACGGTGGTTTGGCCAGGGCCTACACCAGATAATGGGGTAAAGCCCATATTAATATTACCTGTACCAGTAGTGTTAATAATAACGCTGGTAACTACGGCATTTGCTGGCAGAATAACTGCAGAATTAGCCAAAGAAGAAGATACTACTACGTTAGCAGAGGCTGCTGCGTTAGCAATATAGAAAGGCAGAGCCATTTTCATGGATCCTGCGCCTGCGGTGCGAGTTTGATCTCCACCAGTTGAACGCCATACTGACGATGTGGTTGCTGTTGTCATAACAAATTTTCCTTCATACAAAGATCAACCCGCCAATCGTGTATGCGTCTGCTGGGGCAGTTTGACAGGTCATTCACCCAGTTTCCACAATATTACTACATTTTAGGGTTTGTGCAACATATTTTTGGTATAAATTATAATATTGCCGGGGGTAAGGTCTGGGGAAGTTCGGGCTTTTTGTTGCGCAACACCCCCACCAACTAACTAGAGGACTATGGGCTATGAATTTCACTGTAAAAAAGGTCGATATAAGAAACCCCTCAATTCAAAGTGTCTTAGTCTTCTTACAGAAAAAAATTTTGCCAAGCGACTCGGTATATAAACCAGATCGTGGGCATTGGTGGATTGCATATACAGAAGACGGTAAGCCTGTCGGTTTTGCTGGCTTAGTTAGATCTATGCAATGGAGTGATACAGGTTACTTGTGCAGGGCAGGTGTGTTGTATGAATACACAGGCAAAGGTCTACAAAAACGATTAATCAAGGCAAGATTAGTTATGGCTAAGAAGCTAGGTTGGAGTTGGGTTATTACTGATACAACAAATAATCCCGCAAGTGCAAATTCTCTTATATCATGTGGGTTCAAGATTTATCGACCCGGTAATCCGTGGTCTTTTAGAAACGCAATCTATTGGAAATATAAGGTGCATCCTGATGCCGTACAAAGATCCGAGCGTAAGAAAAAAGAAACATCAAGAGTACAGCCGTAAACATTACGAAGCAAATACAGAAGAAGTAAAGAAAAAAGCAGCCGCCTTAAAACGCCAAAAGCGTGAGGAGTGGTATGCATTTAAAAGTACGTTTAAATGTACAAATTGCGGGTTTGACCACCCAGCTGCAATAGACTTTCACCACGTAGACCGCACAGACTATCGTTCTGTAAATCGCCTAGCCCAGCTGGGTAACTACAAAGCAGCCAAAGAAGAAATCAAAAAATGTATTCCGCTGTGCGCAAACTGCCACAGAATCCATCACCACGAAGAACGAACTGTTGCTAAAAAGAAGCGCAGAAAGAAAAACCCCTAGCCTTTTGAGCTAGGGGTACCAGGCCACCAGAAGTGGCAAGGGGGGTAGGGCTTAATTAAGCGCCTGCAGAACCATACATTCCAAGTGGATCTGACCAGCCGAAGCTGTAACGCTCACGAGACTTGTAACGTACGTTACCGGTGTCAAAGTCGCCGTCCATGCTGTTCTGTAAAGGAACACGAACGAAGTGCTTCATACCGTTAGGTACATCAGTTGTCAAGAACCAAGCATTGGTGTCGGTCAAGAAGTGGTTAATTGCATAACCTTCTGGGATTGAACCGTTGTTTTTCAATGCGTTGATATCGTTGTCGTTTGTACCAACACGTAATTCAGTTTCGAGCAAACGAGTTGCAACGAACTGGAGTGAAGGTGGGACGATCAACTTACGTGGTTTAGCAGCGATCAGCAAGCTACGCTCATCAGTCCACAAGCTGATTTGAATAACAGCGGCTTCCAAAGAAGTCTCATTCAAGTCGGCAGGGGTTGAAGGAATGTTGCTGTTTGTACCGCCAGAAACCAGTGGGTGTGAAGCAGAGAACAAAGGAACGCCATCACCACCGTTGTAGCCAGAGGTGAAACCGTTGTTCAATACTGCAGCAGCTTTAACTTGCTTGGTATAAGCCATGGAACGAGCAAGCGCTTTGGTATAACGAGCAGACAAAGAGTCATACAAGTTATCTTCAATTGCTTCTTCAGTCAGAGAGAATCCCTGAGCGATTGTTTCATGGTTGTAGCGAGCAGTCCATGCTTCTTGACCATTGTCATAAGCGATTGGTGCGCCTTCGTTTTTAACTGGGGCAGCACTAAAGCCTGACAATTTGGTTTCTTCTTCGAAGGAACGCTCAGAAGTCTCTGTTTCATAAACTTCTTTGTGTTCTTCACCGTAGCGAGCATATTCCAAACCGAACAAAGCGTTCAAGCCTGGGAGCAACTCTTTAAGTAGTTGGGCACGAGAAATAGCCATTTATATTACTCCTTAGCTTAAGTTAGTGCCGAGTGGGTTGTTGTACTGATGAGTGTTAATCTTTACGATAACTTCGCAGAAAGTCGTAGAGGTAACGTTTGTGTCAGGAACAACAGCGATCACACGGAATGGAAGGGATGATGTATTCGCACCAGAAGCAGCGGTAACAAATGCGCCAGAATCACCGGTAGTGGTAGAACCAGTACCCATGTTATAG